TAGTCCAGAAATAAAGAGAACGATGCGCTGAGTGCTGCTATCAGCAACAACATCAGTAGGCTCGGCATCGTGAGGTAATTCGATAAGGCAGCAGCCTCTGCGCTTGCCACCACAACTTGCATCAATGTCATATTGGTTGGTCATTATTGATAGGATTGATTATTGCAATTACTGTCTCTTGATTGCTGATGGTGTGTGCAAAGGTCAGGCAGATGCTGTCATACTGCTTGCCATCCATTGCAGTGAATAGGATAGGCTGACCTGCTGAATCAGCAAAGCTAATGCTGTACTGACCACCCCAAGGATTGAAAAAGCCTTCTGGCAGTGCCTCAAGGTCAACCTCAACAAAGCCATCTTCTCCCACATTTAGCACTTGCTGCCCTTGGACATTTACTCCAGGCTTAGTGATGTTGACTGTGATAGTAAGTCCTTGATAGTCAATTGGCACTTTTACATAGACTGCTGATGGGCAGCTTGCAAGTGGCTGGCAGATTGGGTAGCAATTATTGCAGCATAGTGCCATACTTTTCTAGATTGAAGTTGGAAGTTATCTCTGCAAAATTAGAGAAAATAAAATAGCGGAAGGCATCCAGAGCATGAGACTTGTCTGGATTCTTGTTTTTCCACTGGTCAAGGCTTCCTTGGCGGTCTACCTTGGCTTCCTTTAGGTCAGTGACTAACTCATCACATCGCTTGCTGCTGATCTGCACCTTTGCCTTCTGGAAGGTTAGGATAGTCACCAGTCTGCTGGCTATGTGGCTTGGGTTTGAGCGAGGAACTTGCAGCTGCATATCAGGGATGCCAAGGTAGTTCTTGATGAGCGCATAGGCACTGATGTTGTCCTGAGTAAAGGCATTCCTGCTTGCACCGGAGGCATCACCGTTGATGATGTAAACCATATCAGGAAACTCTTGCTTGATGGTCTGGCATAGTGCTGCAAGGTCTCCAATACGATACACCTTGATGATGTTGATGGTGGCATAGTAGATGCCCTCCTCAGAGTTTTTGATGTACTGAGCCACTACGCATGTGTTAGTCACATTGAAGTCAAAGCTTAGGTATAGGTTATGCACCGGAGAGGCTTTAATGTAGCCATCATACACATGCTTGCTGTACTCAAAGCTGGTGGCAAAGAGTGACTCTCTATCCCAGATTCCCCATTGCCCAAGGGCATAGACTTCATAGTAGGTCTGGCTCACTGACTTCAGTGCCTCCATCCTGGTTACATATTCTTCATCCAGAAAGTTCAGAGCATCCCGGTAAGTGCCATGCAGCCGGAGGATTTGTCCTTGCTCCTTTGCTGGCACATCATCAAAGAACCGCTTTTTAATCCAGTGGCTATCGGAGACCGGGTTAAAGGTCAAGAAGAATCGCTTTGGTGTTTCTGACTTACCTCTTAGGCGCAGAGTAATCTGGGTGAAGTCCTCCAGACTTAGCTCGGTTGCCTCCTCAATCCAGATGTACTTAGCCTGGGAGAGTGACTTTAGCTTCTCAGGATCATCACAGCCAAGGAAGACAATCTTATTGCTGCCAGATTGCAACTCAAGGTAGCCAGTCTTAGCCTTTACCAGCTTCTCAAATCCCCACTGGCTAATCTTGTTCCTAAAGTCAGCAAAGACAGAGTTACGGAGAGTGCTGGCTACCTTCCTGATGACAAAGTAAGTCTGGAACTGGTTTGCCTTGTGATTGCATATCTCAGCCAGCAGAAGCTGAATCATGGTCTGGCTCTTGCCTGATCCTGCTCCACCCCAAAGGATGTTGTAGGTTTTTGGCTCAACCAGAGCAGGCAGATACTTCTGACTCCAAAGGTCAGCAGATGACAAGTCAATTACTGCCATCAGTCTGCCTGCTCCTCCTTGCGTAGAACTTTAGGCACAATGACTTCATGCATCTGCACAGTCATCTGCTCCTGGTTCATTAAGCCAAGGTCTCTGGCTATGATATTGTGGTTAAAAAAGCCAGAAGAAGCTCCTTCAAACTTCTGCAAGCGGATGGCTTCTTCTACGCGTGTAAAGACCTTATTGAAATCTTCTGATTTGTTGCGGTAAACAGCTAAGGTTGCCCAGCAGCTAAAGCCACAAGCAAGTGCAAAGCCATCCTTAGTCAGCACTCTTTTTTTAGGGATTTCAACTCTCATTGCATCCTTGCCTCTGAAATCAACTTCGATTAGTGGATTCTCTTCTGCCCACTGCACATACTGCTCAAAGTTGTGCATGATTTCATCAGGTGATTTGAACTTGCCATCAAGACCATGCTTGAGGCGCAATTGCCAACAGTTATTGCCTTTCGGTGCTGCCATAAATTGTACCGGGATTACTCCCCTTTTTTAGTGATTGATTATTTTTTCTTAGCTGCCTTCTTAGCCTTCTTAGCAACAGATAGAGCAATGGCTACTGCCTGCTTTTGAGGCTTGCCTTTCTTCATTTCAGCCTTGATGTTGCTGCTTACGGTCTTAGCCGAATAACCTTTCTTGAGTGGCATGACTTATTTTATTTTGTACAAATTTAAGTAATTTAAAATTGCCTGATACATTTCTCTTTTATTCTGCCAGCCTCTGGTTACCATTGAGTCTTTATTTCTGGCAATTTTTTTATCCAGGTCTTTGATTTTGCGAGTCAGGTAATCTCTACAATCAGTAGAGGTAAACTTGTTTGGGATGTGTTCGTACATAAGATCGTTTTGGTATGTTACATTAGTTTGCCATAGGTCTGGCAGTTGACTTAGATTAATTTCAGAAAGGTACATCATCAAATGGAAATGTGTCTTGAAAGTTTGGTGCAATTACTTGTGGACTTGGCAAGTAAGCACGAAGATTTAAGTCTCCCAATATTTTTTCCATTGGATCATGTCCGTTAAATAAAAATCTTCGTTTTGTGTATTTGTATTCAAATTGAATAAACCCTCGTTTACCCACTTCCTTACGCTTAATTTTTTTTGCATGCAGTTCGCAGGTAGGGTCTTGTGGAAGGGAGTAAAAAAGCGGTCTATGGTAAATTAGAATGTTCCACATCTTATTGTTCCACATTGCTCCTCCGGCTAAATCATAGACATCAGGACATGGATAATTGTCTCCATTTGTTTTTTTACCTCCTCCCTTTGGATGACTTAGGATAAAAAAGTAAACATTATTCTGAGCAGCAAATCTGGCAAAGTCTCCAAGAACTATGCTAAGATATTGGTCATCACGCCCTCCAGCACGGCTAATGTCATTATCCATTTGGTTGAATGGGTCAATTATGCATCCATCAACTTTTTCTTTGATAATTAGTTCTAGGAATCGCTGCTTAATGTATGCTGGAGTAGGACTTTCAGTTTCTGGATAGATATAAAAAAAGTGGTCACTTACCCATCTAAATGCTCTTTCATAATTTGCCTTATTAGGAGCAAAATGATTTTTCGGATTACACTCTAATCCAAGTAAAATTTCTACCAGGTCATGATAAAATAACTCAGCAGGATTGTCTTCTGGAGGAAATATGGCAAACTTTCTTCCATAGATAGCAGCATGACATAACATCATGTATTTCATAATGCTTGACTTTCCATGATTACCATGACCGGAAAGCAAGGTTATTTCACCTCTTCTAAACTTAAACATATCATCGAGCATTGGAATGCCTATACCTTCAATATAGGGTAATCCATTTTCAAGAAGGTCAAGCGCACGATCAATTACTGAAGCACCATAAACTACATCCTTTGCTGGCTGAGTAGTATCAAAAAGCTCGGCTGGTGGAGCAACATCAATCTCCATCAGAGTTTTTGTGTCCACTACTTTGCCTGAATTAAATTCGGCAGTTCCAAATTGATTTTGCCAGAATCGGTAAGCATTGGCTATGGTCTGCTCACATTCCTTTCTGCTGAAGGATGTATCATTAGCCAGGAATTGATTATCGCAAAAGGCGAGACAGTCATATTGATCAATGCCGAATCTACAACAAGCTCCTGCAAAACATAGGATAAAGTGATTCCTCTGTCCATCTTGAAAGTATTGGTTTTTGCTTGCTGTCCATTTTAATATACGAGGTATAAGCTCAACCTTACTTTCGTAGGTGGGCATTTCCATGCGCTCGTGTTTAATGTAGTATTGAAATGGCTTAGCCTCTCGATTTATGTATAAGTCAGGGTCATAGCTTTCAAAGCATCCTCTGGCAATGTCTTTGTTTGCTTTATCAGCCTGGCAGTAGTCAATTGTCAATCCATTAAAGTAGTCAAGAAGTGCCTCATATTGCTCTTTGTACTTTTCTGCATCAGCTATCCTGATAAGTGCTTTCAGACCTCCTCTTGGAGATACCCAGCAGGCATAGGTATATGGCTCTGAAATAATAATAGTTTGAAGGTCACGCAGATTTTCTGGTTGCACATCATCCCAATCCATTATGGCTAATCCTGATGCCTTCTTAAAGGCTACTGCTGCTCTCCTGGTAAATTGACCAGAGAAACAAATTAGAGGCAACTTGTTTAGCTTAAAATCCTTTTGCTGTTCAGGATCAGTAATTGACCTCAACTGCTCAATAAGTTCTTTTGAAGCTCCATTCTTAATGCGCTCAAGAACCATATCTACTGGAAAAAACTTAGGATCATTAACTGTCCTAAAATTGTCAAAATAGGTAACTGTCATCATAAATGTTATTGGTTAGATGTTGCAAGAATAGCTTTTTGCTCGGAGACAAAATTTTCAAAATTCCAGTCAGTGGGGAGGTATCTTGTGTCCTCTGGAGGCATAGGCTTTTTCCCATTTAAAAGCATCCACCGAACATACTCCACATAATTGCTGTGGTTGCCCTGGTCAAGCATTGCATAGTCAATTATTTCTTTCGGTGGATGCCCATTTAGTAGAGGTTCATAGTATAGTTTTGACTTGGGATCAAAAAGACATGTTCCATTGCCTTTGCCATAGTTTACTATTTGCGAGGGATCGACCGGCAGCTGGCTATTACCTCTGTTTGCATTCGTAGGTTGTTGTCTTAACTCAAATAAACCTTGCCACTGATTTGCTATTGACTGTTCAACTATTGCCTCTGCTTTCTGATAGTCTCCTCCTGATAGCTCATTTAATTTTTTAGAAACAATATCAAGACTGCTTTGAGACTTGTATGAGTTTTTTATTGACTTTTTATAGTCAACCCATTTTTGAATTATGTCACTTAAATTTCCATACTTAGAAAAATCAAATCTCTCTTTCTTTTGTTCTTTAGTTCCTTTATTCTTTAGTTCTATTGTTGTATCAGATAGATTGTCATTTAGATTGTCAGGTAGAGAATCAGATAGAATATCAGATAGAGTGTCATTTTTTGACAGTCTAACATAGGAGCATTCCTTATATCTATTGCATGCTTTTGATACCTCCTCAATAAAACCGAATGCAATTAAATCTTGATAAATTTTTTTGTAAGTGTTATGGCTTCCTATGCCTAACACTTCCATTGTGAGTATTCTTGGGCAGCTAAATACTTGCTTTTGACCAAATCTATTCCAGCGATCAAGAAGGTAAAAATAAAACTCAGAATGAGCTGCTGTTACTTTATGGCTGTTTTCAAATCTGAATGAAAACCATTGCCTGGTTAATTGATAGCCATTCATACCAAACGCAGCAAAACATCCTTAAATAATTTTAGTGCATCGTGAGCTGACATTGATTTTAGTTCTTCTGCCATCTCCTGGTTAACTACTCGGTAAGCAATTAAAATTTCACGCTCACGGAGATCAAGACGCTCTGGTCTTGAAAGGACTTTCTTATAGTCCTCATTTGCCATAATTTTTTTCATAACAACAAAAACCCCATCCGGCTTTCCCTGCTGACACCAGCCGAAACATAGGCTGACAGGTACTGACCGAATGGGGCTTTAATATTTTTCATAATGCTTCTACTAAACCCGGGTGTCAATCGGGGGCTTTCGCCAGTGCAAATATAATTAGTTTCTTACTGCCCAAAAAAATAAAACTGTCATTCCGATGCTGAAGATGCCAAGTATGATGGCAATGGTCATCCAGCGGTGGTGATGGTAGCGAGCCTCACAGAAGGCATTGTCCATCTTTGTGTGCTGCGCTCTCCAGAACTCAAGTGTTCCTTCCAGCTCCTTGACTTCCTCACGCAGATCAGCAGCCTGCTCTTTGTGGTAGTCTCTGCTGCGCCTGTGATTGTCAGAATGCCTCCTGCACTCATCCAGTTTCTTTTGTAATTCAGTTAGTTCTTCCATGACTTAAATGTTTTAGTAAAGATTTTTTTGCAAATAAATTACAAACAAATTGACTCTACCAAATTTTTAAATGAAAACCATCAAAGAATTTTTAAACCACCAGAGGCTGGCAGCTTTGCGTAGCTGATTGGTTAAGGTGTTGTCAAGGTAAAAGCCTCGCTCCTGCATCTGCTGCATGATATAGTCATTGCTCCGGCAATTGACATGCCCATCACCATCCTGACCAGGCACTGCCCAGCTAAGAATAATAAGTGAGCCTTCATCTCCGCTGGAGTGGATAATCAGATTGTCCAGGAATGATTGCTCAAACTCTGCCGGGATGTGTTCGCCTACTTCAAGACTCATTACACACTTAAACTTTTTGCCAAGATCAAAACGCTGGCTCAAGTCCTTGACCTTCCCAATGCCTCCGGTGAGCTGCTCGGTGTATGGATTGCCATCATAAGCCTCCACTACCAGACGATGCCTGTTAAAGAATCGTGCATACTCACCAGTGCCACATCCGAAGTCAACCAGGGTATCACATTTGCGAGCCTTCAGAATCTTTAGAATTGCTCCTGCCAGCCTGCTATCATGGGCATGGCCTTCCTTAGTCGGATTCTCCCAGAATCCCTTGTCATTTATTCTCATAATAAAAATCAATCATTTCAATAACTTCATCCAATGACCAGGAGACGCACACCATCCAATTGGCAGCAACTAACTTGTCAAATATTGACAACTGATGCTCCGAAGGTTTATTATAGCCTACCTTCAGCTCAATAGCCATGCCGGAGTATCCTTTGCGCTGATCCAGAATAAGACAGTCAGGAATGCCTGCCTTTACTCCCATTGCTTTCAGCTTGCTTGCTTCTATGGCATTCCGGCTGCCTCCGTTTGGGCAATGAAACCAGAATGCGCCTATGGTGTCCAGGTATCTGGCAACTGCCTTCTGGAAATTGTCCTCTGTGCCAACATACTTTTTGAAGTCTGGATGTGGCTTAATGATCTCCGGCAATTGCATTTCAAATATTATTCCTGCCAAAATATTTTTGCACTTATTTTTGCAAACCTAAATCAAAACAATGGAATTACTTAAAATATCAGACTTCTGCCGGAAGTATAAGCTACCACAGCACCGATTCAGCCGATACAAGCGTTTATTCCACACTCAGAAAGTGGATGGCTACTATTATCCCTGGGTGAAGGTGGATGAGTGGAATCTGGCAATGGTTGCGGACATATTGAAGCATTCCGGCACTCGTAAGTGCAAGGACAGGCTAACTCTGGAGGACTTCTGCAAGAGGCACAATTTGACTACTGAACACTTCAATAAGGTGTGTCACCGAATGCAACTGGACAATCACAATGGGCAAATGATGGTGGCAGACACAAAGCAAAATGTGCTTCTGCTGCGTGATGGAAGGCTTATTCGGACTTATGTGAAAAAAAAGTAAAAATATTTTTGCAGATATTTTGCAATTGTCAGAAGTAGCCTTACCTTTGTCTCAACATTTACCAATAACAATTACAGAGATGACAATAGCAGAAATTTATGACCTGGTTCAAGACCTCCGGTCGCACATCACATTCATTCAGAATCAAATTGAGAATGACAATCTAATAGTTCAGGAAGGAACTATTGATGCCTACCTGTGGGATGCCCAGCAAGCACTTGGTAGCATCATTTCAATGATTGAACCTAATCCGTATAAGTAATCATGTTAGAACACCCTCAAATGCCCCTAAAGGATCAGCTTATCCTTTTTGCAAAACTCTTCGCAGTGTGGATACTCTGCGCCATCGTTTACGCACTCTAATTTTTGTTTTACTTAATATAATCTAAGCCAATGGCAATTATCGCTAAAAGCACCGGAGAAAGCACTCAGAGAGAGCTTATCCCAGCTGGCACTTATGTAGCCAGATGTTACTCAGTTATTCACCTTGGACATGTCACGCAGAAGTACATGGGCGAGGAGAAGGTGGTAGACCTGGTCAGGTTTACTTGGGAACTTCCCACCGAACTAAGATGCTTCAATCAGGACAAGGGCATGCAGCCTTGTGCAATCAGCAGGGAGATGACCTTTAGCCTGAATGAGAAGTCAAACCTCAGAGCAATGCTTAATGCATGGAGAGGCAAGGCACTCACCGAAGAGGAGGCTAAGGCATTTGACCTTGCCAAGCTCATAGGCGCACCGTGCATGATTAACCTAATCCATCAGCCATCCAAGGCTAACCCAGAGAAGGTCTATGAGCGCATTGCTGCTGTGATGCCAATGATGAAGGGTATGACCTGCCCACCACAGCATAACCCAAGCATGGAGTTTTCTGTGCTGGAATTTGACCGCAAAAAGTTTGAGACTTTGCCATCCTTCCTTCAGGAAATGATCACCGGCAGCACCGAATACCAGGCAATGATGAAAGTACCAGTTGCTCCTGCTCCGGCAGTGGCAACTCCTACTCCGG